AGCGAATGACTGCATATCCGTTTCCGCTCTTGTCTCGCTCAAGAGTCCAAAAGCGATCATCCTCATAACTACCCTTGGTATTGACCTTTGTCATTTCCTTAGAGAGGCGATCAATCGCGGACTGAGCATTCTTCTTCATACTTGAAAAACCTGACATGTTTTGTATCTCCTTGTGTTTGTTGTATAGTAAAACGATTTAGTTTATTGTATCACAAAATAACCAATCAGTCAAGGGGGAGTTTTGACTTTTTCCCGCCTTTTAGCATGTTTTTATTCTCAAACTCTGCTTTCAATTTTTCCCGAATTGGCTTAGTTACCAACTTTGCAACCGATTCAGGCTCAATTCCATGCTTTTCGCAAAGTTCAAGAATTGCATCGATGTATTGACCATCCTTGCGATCTCGACACAGTTCTTCGATCTCTTTGCTGAAAGTAGTTTCGATGTTAATTATTGATCCCATTATGGCATACTTTCTTCGTTAACATCGTTTGTCATTTGAATTGGCATTTCGTCAATTGTATCAACCCATCGAGCAATACCTCGCTCAAATTCTTCGGTAGTCAGAAGAATTCCAATCTGTTCTCCCTTTTCCGTCATGAATCGAATGCAATGAAATCGTTCCTTTTGTGGAGGAACGATGGGTTCGAGCCTACGAGACAATGTAAATCCAAACCAATTAAGTATTTTTTTGAGCCAATTCATTAGCAATCTCCTGTACTTGCTTAAAGTTATATTTTTCCCAATACGAACGAATGACATTTGCCAAACCTTCGCGATAATCGTTTCGGTGTTCGACAAACTCTTGTGACGAGCCGTCATCCGATACAATCAAAACAACAAGGTCTGTAATTCGCTGCCCTGTCCGTTCTTCCCACATATACGAATATGCAGTCGCCTGATGAAAGTAATTTGTGATCCAAGACTTCTTCTTTTTCTTTGAAGAGGTCTTGAAATCGATGATTGCAGGATTTCCATTATACTCTCCGATGCAATCTGTTCTTCCCGCAAGCATCAGATGATCAGACCATAAAGGTCGTTCGATTGCATAGATTTCTCCGATGTTTTTCATCATTGGCAGAAGTGCATCAAAACGCATTGAATCTTCTTCGCTTGTTGGGACAGTACCATCTGTGAGGTATTTCTCAGCAAGCAAGTGCATCTGATTTCCTCTTGCAATTGCCTTCTGAGAGGTCTCTAAATTCTTTGGATCTGTACGCCACTCTTTCCACTTCTCAGCATCTAGATGATTTACAACCGTGGTAACCGAAGGATACCACTTGTTCTTTGTTGGGGATTTATAGTATCGACCCACACCATCTGCTTCGACTGACGGCAAGAATTCTTTATCTGAGTTGATCATAATTAATAGTCTCTCATTCCATGTCTAGGATGTGCGGTTTTAATCTTTGAAATTACTTCTTTGAATCCGCTATCGGGACGAACAATACCAAGACGAACAGGATCAATAACAGGCGGTGCAGTTGGAATATACTGTTCGACTTTCTTCTCCCCACACTTGGGGCACGGAGTCTTGCATGGCTTGTCGTTGTCTTTCATTCGGAGGAATTCCTCGAATGTGTGTTGGCAAGCAAGGCAGATATAATCATAATTAGGCATAATATGTACTGTATTTATGTGGTATTAACAAACCAAGAAGGAGGGCTTGTTTTAGACCATTTGGCAAAACGCTTCTTGTCTCCGATATAGTAATTGCGATATGCCGTGACTGCATCATCTGTTTTATAATGCTCAGGCATTGCTTGTGCAAACGGAGACAATTGTCCTTGCCTGATATTCGCAGGTAAGGTAGAAAGATAATCATTGACTAGCCCACACATTGAATGCTTCTTAGAATACCGATCTGTGTATTCTTTCAGAAGACCCGTTGTATGTTGCCATAGCCACATGTAATTGTCACTGCCCTGCATTACCCATATTGTGCATGGGTGATTTACCATAGCAGGTAAGCACAATTTTGCATCTCTAACAGTACAGGGATGTACCCAATGTTTGAGTTTTCGATTGGACTTTGAAATCCTAATGGTGGCATTACCATCCAACACACGATGTGCCGTTGATAGCATCTGTGCACTTTCTACTATCATTTTTACAACATGTTTGTCGCAAAGATCATGAGCGGCATCAAGTGGATTGGGTTGTACTGCAAAAATATTCATAGGATTAGTCCATAAAGGAACCATTGCGCCACAGGTGTCCCAATCGATGCATTAGAATATCCCATCCCAATCCAAGCCATGTGTCTGATTGATAACTGCCTTCAGGACACTGCATGGAGTATGTGATGGTAAGTACAGTCTTAGCCTTCGGGGTACGCTTCTTTGGAGTTGTCTTGGTCTTAGTCATTGTTGGATCCTCCCATTGATTCGACATTTTTTTCCTTTACCCAAAAAGTTTCAGGGCCCCATTCAGGGCTGTGGGTGGTTACTAGGTACTGCTTTCCCCAATTTGGGTGAACTTCAACACGCCGAACGATTGCAATTTTTTGCTCTTCGCGCAGCCATACCTTGATTTGTGGAGTAGTTTTATACGCTGTTTCGTTAGTGTCCATGAGATTAAACCTTGTAAAGAAGTTAAGATTAGTTACAGTATAGCACAAATTAAATCGGTGTCAAGTGGCATGCTAAATATAGGCGAGGTACATATTATGCCAACTACACTATCAATCCCTGAAGTCGTGAAGAAAATTTCGCAAACCGCACAGAGCAAAGAAGATGTCATTCGAATGCTCAGAGAAAACAACAGTCATGCATTTAAACTGTTGCTTCAGTATGCATTCATCGATACCTCTAAGTGGTATCGCCAAGATCTGCCGCCATACACCCCCGACAATGCACCCGAAGGACTTACTGTATCAAGTCTGTTCCAGGAAGTCAAAAGACTTTATATATTTAAAGAGTCATACAACCTTCCAAAAGAACGCAAAGACATTCTGATGATTCAACTGTTGGAAGCGATTCATCCTGATGAGGCATTGATGGTCAAAGAACTGTTCAGTGGAACTTTCTATGGATACGGGATCAACAAGCAACTCGTACTTGATGCATTTCCCGATATTGCTGCTACGGTAGTTTCTTCTTAAATATTGCCATTGCATACTTGGCAAGGTAGTAAGAATCTACAATATCAGAGACAGGACTTGAACACTCCTTGCTTTCCTTGTCCATTGTTTTCATCAGATCGATATTTGTATCTTTGACAAATGACGAATGCATCATACATTTATCGGAATTCCCCTTACCTGTGGCAAACTTTTTTAGTGCAGCAGGTGCAATAGTATCAAATCGAATATTGTGTTTCCATAACTTATGCTTAAGCAATCCGCAGTTCTCGCCGATGTGAAAAACCTTTCCCTTGGCTCCCATGGCATAATCCTCTATGACGAGTATGTCGGGTTCAATCCCACATTTGGCGACAGCCCATTCGGCAATAAGATCAAAACGGTGCTCAGGACAGAGGTAGTCGGGATAGGGATCACCTGTCCAAGTCATGAAACCGCTGCTGTAAGTAACTTGATTGCGTTTGACCGAGGTCAGGAACCAACATTGGACTTTGTCCCCATCGATGAGAGTGACAGCAGGTGAGGTCATAGAGTAGTCGATTCCTAGTGCTTTCACAAAAGTATGTATTGTCTTTATCTGAATTTGAGGTAGAATATACAACATGAATATCGAACGAATTAAAGAACTAGTTGAAATTGATCTCAAAATCGATGGCACTGAATTGGGCGATGAATCAATTCGTATCCCACAACTACACAGCAAGTATCTTAACATCTACCACGATGAGTGTCTGATCCTTCGTAAATTGGATGTAGACTTCAAAATTCTCCGCAAGCAAAAATGGGAATACTACAACGGAAAGATGTCTCAACAAGAACTTGCCACACTTGGATGGGAGCCTTTTGGTCATCGAATCTTGAAGCAGGATTTGGATATTTACTTAGAATCCGATACCGACATCATAAAGCACGAATCAAAGATAGACCTACAGAAAGCAAAGGTAGAGTACCTAGACTCTATTCTCAAAGGAATTAACAATCGGAATTGGGTAATTCGAAATGCAATTGAATGGAGAAAGTTTATGAGTGGGGTTATCTAAATATAATCAATGCCTGTAATTGAAGTCCGTAGTATGAATACCGCCAACCTTCGAATTGTTACGGAGAATGGTATTGCATATGAATTACAGGAGTACTTTACATTCGATGTACCTGGAGCAAAGTACACACCCGCCTTCAAGAGGCGAGTATGGGACGGGAAAGTGCGACTGTTCAATGCATACTCGGGATTAATGCCCGCAGGATTGATGGACTATCTTGCAACATTCTCCAAAGATCGTGGATACGAACTTCAAGTTGATTCTGCAATTGCACAACCTGAAATTAAATTCAACTGCGATAAAGTTCGTGAGTTCATGAAATCCTTAAACCCTACGGCAAGAGGGTTACCACTAGATCCGCATGACCATCAAGTTGATGCAGTATGTCATGCACTCAATCAGTCAAGATGTGTTCTGCTATCTCCAACGGCAAGCGGAAAGAGTCTTGCAGTCTATTCCCTGTGTAGATACTATCAAAGTGCAATTGCTCCCAATCGTAAAATCCTAATAGTGGTTCCTACCATTTCGCTTGTTGCTCAACTGTATGCAGATTTTAAAGATTATTCAGCACAAACCAAATGGAATGTTGAAAACAATTGTCATCGAATTACTGCGGGTGAGGCAAAACTAACCGACAAGCAGATTGTAATCTCGACATGGCAAAGCATATACAAACTACCAAGAGCATGGTTTGATAACTTTGAAGTGGTTATTGGAGACGAAGCACATCTCTTCAAAGCACAGAGTTTGAACGGGATCATGAACAAACTAATTGACTGCCCTTATCGAATTGCACTTACAGGCACTCTTGATGGCAGTAAGATTCATAAATTGGCGATTGAGGGGTTATTCGGCCCTGTGTACCAAGTGACCACAACAAAAGAACTGATGGAGAAAAACCTCTTAACGAATTTAAGAATCGAATGCATCATGCTTCGATACCCTGCTGAAATTCGAAAGACAGTGTGTGGATTAGATTATCACGGAGAGATTGAATGGCTGATCAACTGTGAGAAGCGAAACGAATTCATCACTTCACTTGCATCTGCAACCCGTGGTAATACTCTTGTCCTTTTCAATTATGTTGAGAAGCACGGAAAGCCACTATTCGAAAACATCAAAAAGTGTGCCACGAATGTAATAGAAAATCGCAAGGTGTTCTTTGTAGCAGGGGAAACTGAACTTGAACAGCGCGAAGGAATTCGAAACATTGTAGAGCAAGAGGAAAATGCAATCATTGTTGCTTCTTATGGAACATTTAGTACAGGAATCAATATTCGGAGTTTGAAAAATATCATCTTTGCAAGCCCATCCAAGAGTCGAATTAGAGTTCTTCAGAGCATTGGTCGGCAATTAAGAAAGTGTGATGGGAAGCATATTGCCAAGTTGTATGACATTGCAGATGATCTTCACAGTGGAGAAACACTAAACTACACCCTTCAGCATTTTCTGAAACGAGTTAAGATTTATGAGTCGGAGCAGTTCAGATACAAGTTGATAAAGATGCCAATTGATTTGAAAATTCAAAGACCCAAAAAGGATCACACATGACGCAAGTTTATCCAATACGATTGATTCGATTGATGACGGGTGAAATGCTAATGGCAGGGATATCGGATGGTGGTAAGTTGTCATATGTATTGGAGTGCCCAATGGTTTTGATTGCTGTCACATCATCAAGACAAAGAGAGAATCAGATTCAAGAAGTAGCGGTTATGCTAAAAAATTGGATTGAATTTACTGCTGATGAGTACTATATCATCTCCAAAAAGGCAGTAATGTGCATCATGAAACCAACAAGAGAAATTCTTGCAGACTACATTCAGGCAAAAATACATTCAGACATTATGGGCGATATGATCGATAGCGGATTGTCTGAAGGTAAATCTATCAATGACTTGAGTGATGAAGAAGACTCGCAGGATGAAAATTCTGAGGATGGGGAT